CCACCTCTTAGTTTGGATTTAAAATCGTCTAGTCCTAATATTGCCATTGTCTATATCTCCTTAAACTGTGCCAACGACTTCTTCAAACTCAACACCCGTTCTAACTGCAACAAAGTTCAGTGTTACAAAGTTAATTGAGTGTGCAGGTTTAACGAAGATACTCGCGACAAATCTGTTTGCTTCAACGACACTAGGAGGATTGTTAGTCGCGTCACATACAACACGGAAATCCGTGATACCGCGACGACCTTTAATCTCACGTAGGAATGGTTCCACAATGTTAACGAACTCAGCACGAGTAAACTCGTCGTTGAATTCAAACATTACGTTTCTTCCTGCCGCACCTATTGCGCGTTCTATACCCAAGAACAATCTACGAACATTTATTCTGTCGAATGCTGTTGGTCTTGCTGAGTTTGTTTTATCACCGAATAGAATAACTCCTTCTGCAGGAATATTTGCTATTGGGTTGATACCTACTTTGTATAACGCATCTCTTTCTGCCTTTGTAGGGGACATTGAGATATCTACAATTCCTAGATATCTACCACGTCTTGAACCAGCGGGTGAGAACCAAGGTGCCGCAACTAAGTCTGTTGCTGCCATAAGTCCTGCCGTTGATGATGCTGCGGGTATCTTGATGTACTTATCGTTATACTTGTCATATACTTTTAAGAAGTTATTATCTTGTACGAAGTATGTTGACTTGCTGTATGTATTATTACATGTGAGAACAGCAGCGTTAGTACCTGTCGTTACTGCAGCGAAACGTGATGGTGAAGCAACTGCAACACAATCTTTTCGTACTTCTGCTTTTGCGACTAAGTCATTTACGACTGCGGTTGCTTCAGAATTTGATACTGATTCTGGGGCAATCAAAAAGTCAATTTCGATATTATCGACATCAGAAAATTGATCATAACCTCTTATTATATCTGCTTCGAGTAATGATGAAGAAGTAACACCACCTTTGAAAGACCAATCTGATTGTGAAGATGCCCAAGAGTGAGTCGATTTAAAATCTTCTGCACTAGTAGTTGCGTTTGTTCCCCAAAGTAAACCAGCGAAGTCAGAGTTTGAGGCAGAGTCACCAGAAGCAAATCCTGAAGCAAGATATCCGTCTTTAATTCGTTTTGGTTCTCCAGCATATATCCACTGAGACCTATTCTTCAATACGTCTTTATAGAAGTTTGATGAACCATCTGGATTCTTTGCGTTCTTTGCAACTGATAAGAATGGATATGTTTCTAGAACTGTATTCTTAACTCCGGATATAAGACCATCTTCGTCGATGACCGCAATGTGGATTTCGTCATTCTTACCACCTAAAGCAGATACGAATGATGAAGTTTTTGGTGGGGCATCAAAGTTATCTTTATATGCCCAAGCATTAAAGTTTGCTGTTGCGTCGTCATTATCTGAACCGACCATAGAAACTTTTAGTGAGTTACCAACAACTCCAGGATATCTTGCGAGGAAGACACCGTCTGATGAGTCAATACTTGCATTTTCAAATGCGTCTAAGTCGTTTATTTTTTGAGTCGTTAGTGTACCTGATGTGGTATGGTTTGCTACAGAATTCCTTGCACTACTTTGCTGTTCACGAACAACAAATAGTGAGTTAGAATAACGTAGAAAATATGCGGCAGAATGAAAATCTACCGAGTTATCGTCTGTGGGTGCAGAGAATGCAGAAACAAGACCGTTCTCATCTGAGATTAGTATTGGTTTGCCAACTGGACCCCATCCGAAATTCCCGACTATTGCACCTGTTGAAGTTTGAACATTAGGGACAGTTCCCGTTAGGTCAATTTCTTTAACTGTTACAGCAGGGGAAGCAGAGGGTGTAAAAAGTGCCATTTACTTTTCCTTTATAGTTATCTAATTATAAGTTAATCATAATACGTTTTTATTAGTTTCAATACATCTATTTATACGAACAATATATTACAGAATTTTACCATTCATCGACACGTTCCCAAATTGAATGTCTGTTTTCAGGGTCTTGGATAGATTCTATAGGTTCTATTCCATCATCAATATATCCTACAGGGGGCACATCATCTTCTATTTCTTTCATTCTCTGAGCAAACATCATCTCCTTCAGATTTATATCTGTCATATCTGAGAAGTATTGAGTCGATACAAAGTAACCAAACATCACAAGGTTCATCATCAAGTCATCGTGGTTACCATCTGATGCAGCATATGAGTTCTTCCTTGAGGTGAATGTAGATATCTCCAGTATAGTATTTTCGTCTACAATCTCTAATTTCTTATGTTCAAGAATATCTTTGATTGCAGTACACCCAAGTCGTTTTACTTTACGGTTCATCTCAATCCCGATACGGTCTGCTTTGATAACACTTTCCATATGAATGTTGTCATATTCCATATCCTGATACAAACCATTACAAACTACTGTGCCTTGGTCGTTTGATTCAACCACAACATAAGCATCATTGTAGCGGATAGCATACTTATATATAAGTGTAGGGAAGAGAAAAGGAGATATATTATTATTGCGATAAACAGCAACCTGTGAAAAAGGTCTTTTGCTAATGTCGATTACCGTAAAGGTAGAGTAGTCCTGCCCCCTTCCTTTCGCCACATCAACGGTCATGATGTATTCGTGACCATTGACGGGTTTTTCATAGACCAATAGGTCGCCACCTTCAAGGACTTCTTTTGGTGGTTTCGCTCGGAATGATAACAGGGTTTCTGCATTTATAAGTGTGTCCCCTGTACCAAAAAACGTATTCCCAAATTCTTGATCAAACTGTAAAGAAGAAGTGTTCGCGATTGTCTGTCGTTTCCATTCCTCATCCCTTCCTGGAACATCGTACCAATTTACGGTAAACGGAATAAACTCATTTGTCTTCTGTACCGCACCTTCCCATATCTTATGATACGTATTACCGATACCATTTGCGGTAGACGTGATGATAACCTTTGTATCCTTACCCGCAGAGATAACAGGATATGTAGAAGTATAGAACTCGTTCGCTCTTTCCACAAACGCAAATTCGTCTAGGAACAATAGGTTCACTGACATACCACGAATAGAACTACCACTCGTAGCACTCGCAATGATACGAGAGTTATTACTAAATTCTATTGAACCTTTGTTGAGTGCTTTACATCCTGTTTGAAGAAAGAATGGTAAGTTCTCTAACATAAGAGTAATTCGAGATAACATCTCCCTTGCCGTAGCACCTTTGTTCGCGAGTATTGCAATTGTTTTCTCACTATGAAAACAAGCATACCATAATATATATCCAACCGAACTGATTGACTTACCACTTTGTCTACAAGCAAGTACGACAGAAAAACGATTATTATTGAAGTGTTCGAACATCTTCTCTTGGTATGGATACAAGTCGAACGGGACTAGTCCTTCATCAAGGGATATTACTTTGAGATATTTCTTACAGAAGTAAACAGGGTCTTTAGAACACCTGACGTATTCTTTTACTTCTTCTTCTGTAAAATTATGTTGGACTCCATCTCGTTTAACATTTATGTTACCGAGATATGTGTCACTTTTCGGGTTCAACATCTATCACTTTACTTTCATTCTGTATCAGTCTCTGTAGGTCTGTTGTTGTTCCTACAAAAAGATTATTAGTTACCGTCTTGGCATCCTGAACAATCTCTTCTTTATTGATGTCTTTGTTCTTCTTGTTCAAGTCCATCAACTTATCATTTACATCTGCGATACCTTTTATCATATTTGATAGGACTTCAAAGGCACGAGGGTGTTCACTCTCACGCGCAACTTCAATCATCAAGTCTAATGACTCCCGACCTTTTTCTATCAACTCATAATATGTATCACGCGAATATTCATAATCCGCTTTAATAGTTTTTTCTTCACTCATTACAATCCATCGCTATCCATATAGGTTAATGTAAATCCAAAGTCACTATCAACACTGACAGAATTAGGATTAGGTGTTATCTTTACTGTACTTATATATTCATCTGAGTCTTTAAGACCACTTTCTTTTAAGAAATAATTTGTACGAACATCACGGATAATTTTCTGTCCATCATCTGCTAGTGGACCATGTAAAAGAATATCCATATTAAATGCTAAAGTGTATATAATAGTTCTCTGTGAACCTAATGCTGGTGATTGTTCGTCTGATACAGAAACGCTAGACAAAGATATTGGAACATCTTCAAGTAATGTAGGTATGTCGGCAAAGGGTTTTACAGTCACAGTATATTGTGGAACAAAATATGGTAGTATCTGCTCTACAACTTGTAAAGCATCGTCTTGATTCTTTGCGTATACATTTAATTGAAATCCTATAGTATAAGGAGTCGCAGAATAAAGTCTCTGTCTTGATATGACACTATTTTGAATTGCCTTTGACATAGTATTTATTTTTGGTAACTGTCTAGTTGGGTCATATGACATACTTGTAATCTCAAATGACATACGAGGTAATTTAATTGCAAGTTTATATTCTGATTCACCTGTCCCCATATCTGAAATACGGGATAAAAAGTCTCTTCTTTTAGCATAAGATAAAGGAACCTTTACCTGAGATATTACTTGATTAGAAGCATTCGTCCTAATTATATTAAGGTTGTTGAACAGAGAACCGAATACGGAAACCGCAGTTCTAATTCTCTTGTGATAAAAATGACCGCCAAACATTATTGCATATCTCCGAATGGGTTGCTCTCTGAGAAGTCTAAGAAGTCTGATTCAAAGTCATCAAAGATTTTATTCTGTGAATCACTTTGTATCTTTTGTAGTTCTTCAACAAGAGTAGGTGTTGCAGACTTGTTACTTGTATCACCCACCACAAGTTTAGTCGTACCGAACTCTTTGAATGTTCCGTCCGTTGAACCTGCGTGAGCAATATGCATAACTTTATCGGAATCACTCCAACGAGTAATCTCACCCTTCATAGAGTATGTACTGAATGCTTGTGTAATAGTTTCACCTAATATGAAACCTGAACCTGAGTCTAAGGTAAGTTTATATTGAAACGCACTTTCTGATTCAACAACATCTATGTTTGCAATATTAGTATCGAAGTCCTCATCGTTGTACTCAAACAACTCACATGATAGTTTGTAAGTAGGTAGTTGACCAAGTTGGAAGAATGGGTCATAGTTGTTACACTTGGTTATCTGAAATATAGAGTTAGACATCGGAAGATATATCAAGTCGCCTTCACGAGGTCTAAAGTTATTCTCCGTGAGTTTACGACCAATTAATTCTCTCCATCTTTTTATGGAAACAACAAAGGTTGCCGTATCTCTTATTTCAATACCGAACTTAGCAAAGAGTTCTCCGTCTCCTTCAAACTGATTACCGTCAAGATACATCTCAATCTTGTATGCTTCACCAAATCGTGAAGGTACATCATCAAGGAATATTTTATCCTTGTTGACTATCTCTCTTGGTAGATAGTATAGGTCTTGTCCATAGAACTGAAGTGACTCAATCACTAGACTTTCCACGAGTGACTGTTCAGACCTTACGTTGTGTTTGAAATACTTACTAGTCGCCATTGTTTATCCTACAAAGAAACTGACAGGAGTATCGTATGTCCCAATAAGTCTGTCTCGTATTACGTCTATTTCTTTTTGTGCTTCTTGTTTTATACCGCTACCGTCTAACTTTACTCCTCCTGGAAGTGTAATACCATCAAACTTGGATATATTTTCTCCCCACTGTAATTTTATTAGTGCAGTTGCGTATTCTTTTACAAACATATCGTTATATACGTTCGCAAGAGCAGGTGATGTAGACACAAACATTTCTACCATAATCTTATCACCCGCATTGAGTTCTCCCCCTGCACCAAGGTCGCCTTGGATATAGAGTTTTGAATCTATACGGTTGAAGTTAATCTGAGGATGACCTGTTAATTTCATATCAATAGTAGAAAGGAATTGTTCCATTTGTTCAAGATAGGCAAGGTCTCCGATACCTGTATGTAGGTCATTTATATCATTAAGTCTCATTTGATATTTTATATCAAAAAAGTTTACTGAGGTCGTATCGCTGTTAATTGGAAATATTCGATATACACTAAGTATTCTATCATTGTATGCGCCACCAAATGCCGCATTCAAATCAATATACTTATTAGTAATCATTGCTTCTGTTATGGTTACTGATTGAGCAATCCTTGAACTGCCATCACCATTATATTCCATCCATAACTGTAACGCATCGTCAAGTCGGTCTTCTATCTGTTCGTCATCAATATTAATCTCGATAACAGGGTGACCTAACCTACGAAGACAATAGTCTATCAGTTGGTTCCTTGACTGTGGTTTCGCCATTTCTTATCTTCCTTCGTTTATAAGTCTTAATGCGCGAGGTATATTTCCTGCGTCCATTCTTGTCTGTATATCTGCTGTTGCTTCTGCAAGTATCGCGTTTGTTTCAGCACTATCCGAACCTTCTCTTAAATGTAATATAGCAGACATTCTTCTTTGGTCTGATTCATCTGAGTCGGGTGTTCCAATAAATAAAACATTTTGTATTGTAACCTTCATGGTTTTATGTGCTTGCTTTAATCCGTTTTCATCACTATCGCTCCCATCAGCATTAATTGAATTAGGGTCTGTTTTATCAACCAATTCAGTACTTAGTATCTGATGCGTTACTGTTATTGCCACTTCTTAACTCCAAATAGCAGTTGCTATTGTTTGAACGAGAGCATCCTCACCACTCACATCAGTAGCAGCACCGCCATCCTCAACAAACTTATGTAGTTCTTTTACTCTTGTTACAGGTGCACCCTCTACACCATCCTCGGTATAGGTATCAACATAATGTACCATAATAGTTGGATGCTTAGTATTTGCAGTATCTTCTGCAGAAGAGTTCATTAAAGGTGTTACTTTAATCATACTTAACGTAGTTGTTTTTGTTATTGCCATTTTATTACTCTTTTAGTTCTATTTCTTACTCTTATTTATACCAAAAATACCTTCGGAATATCGGTTTTCTTTTTCATTCTTTTCCCAGAACTTCTTATTGACTTCCTCGAATATCTCTTTATTATACTGTTGTTCTTGCGTATGCTTTGACATGCGTTATAGTCTCCGATGTTGTATTGTAGACGCATCCCCATATAAACAACTTTGGTTCAATCGTATTGTCAGTTGTATCATAAGGAAAGGTGTACGAGTTTGTAGTACACCAAGACTTCATGACACTAGGGTCTGCCTGAAAATATACATCTACATTCTCATTTATATTACTTGACTTGTCGTGTATTCTGGCATAGAATTGATAACTATGAGGTGGCAGTAATGCGTTTATCTCATTATAGGTATCGACATCAACTCTCTTCATTTCTGTTTCGGGTATCACAAACTTTGCGAGTACATCATTCGTTACAGTATCAAACTTCAATCCGTACCATTTTTTATATTCCTGATAGGTTGCCCCAAAACTATTCTTAATAGTATCGGTTGGAGCATCAAAGTTATAGAACGAGATATTGTTGTTTACATTATAGGGTGGTCTCTGAGCAGTATATTCTCCGACGAGGTTATTTGTGTTGTTATCAAAAGAAGTCACTTCCCCTGAGAAGTCATCGTTTAATGTCGCAACGATTGCTTGCCCCTGAGTAGTCCCCACCGCATAGTCTGTTCTTGTCGCACTACCATTCAAGTATGTTGTATCTTTTACTTGAGTTGCGTTGATTGAAGCGATATGATTTACCTGTGTTTGAACTGTAGTGCTTTGATAGTAAATATTTTCTGCCAATCTTTTAGAAAGAGTTTCGTTAACACTATTGTCGGCATTTAACTTAGAAGGAACTTCAACTAAGTTTCCATCTGAATCAGTGAGTGTAGTTAGAAGTATTGAGTCTCTTGTGATATGCGAATAAGTAAATGTCATTACACGAGTTCAAAGTAGTTAGTTGTGGAAGATGATAATCCAAAATATGTACTAATAGATGCGCTCCAAGACCAATCTCCTGCATTTGTAGTACTTGAAAAGTTAGCAGATGTTCTAGCGAGAGATAAATCTGGGTTTCCACTACCGTTTGATTGATTAAGATATATTTTCAAAGTATCAAATCCTCCGTCAGCAGTTGATTCGTTTACGAATGTAGAACTCCCTGAACTTTTAAGACCAAAATATAAAAAATTATTTAGGTTTAGTAACCTATAAACATAAACATCACTTCTTCCGTTCCAAGAAGCAAGAGTACTATCAGTCATACTATTTGACCCACTAGTTGCAAGTGTTCCACTAGTTGCCCAAACTCCACTCTCATCAAGATATTGTCCATCAGAAACATAAGTAGTAAATGCACTAGAATGTACTTCTGTAACCTTTGTAGAATTAAAAAACTTTGACATTGCTATTGTACCACTCGAAGGAATAGCACCATAAGCACCCGAAGTACCTGCAGGAACATTACTTCCTCCCGCATAATATTCACTCATTGAGTGA